AAATTACAAACTTATGATGGTAATTATAATTCTCCATTAAAATCATCACCATCTAATTCAATCATAAATAATTGTCTATCAAATATTCAAAATGAGATAGAGAGTATAAAACATATGTACAAAGAATAATTGTTTGTTTTTGTTCCACGATTACCTCAAGTCTTGTCAGCTTGGGGTTTTCGTGGTAGTAGGCAATAGTGCTTTAATTAAATGACAAACAAATGATAGAAATAAATAAAAATGATGTGATTAAATTCACAGAAGTAACTCCAAATAATTATTGGACAATAAAATGGGAACGTGGTAGTGGATATGCATATAAAAGTAAAAATGACAATTGTATTGGACACGTTGACAAAGATTGGTTGCTTTGGATGATAGATTCTGGCAAAGCTGAGATAGTAAAAAAATAAAATAATCATAATTTAGGCACGATTTCGTATCCATTTGGGTACGTTTTCGTGTTTTTTCATATATTACAGATTACGTGGACTTACGTGGACTTACGAGCTCACGTAATTTACGTGGACTTACGAAAAGATCTGAAAATAAAATTAACTTATATATTAGGTTATTAAGTATTTATTATGTAGTTTAGCAATACTTATTAATTAAATTGAATTAGAATGAAAAAAACGCACCACACTTACGAGTATATATTGTCTGAAAACAATATTGTTATTGTACATTATGAGCTCTACAAACAAAAAGAAAGTGAAGACAGATTAACACCTTCAATGGAAACTATAGAAATAATAAAATTAATGCTTAATGGCGAAGATGTGACTTACGAATTAGAAATGTTTTCGTTTGAGAACATAGAGTCTAACATAGAAATAAGTTTACAAAAATGAAAATATTAGAATTATTTAGTGGTAGCCGTTCTATTGGAAAGGTTGCCGACTCAAAAAACCACCACGTTTTTTCTGTAGACAATGTAGATTATCCAAATACAGATTGGACAGGTGATATATTAGATTGGGACTACAGATTAAATGAGATGCAAACAGGTGATTTAGATGAGCTCTATATTCCAGATATGATTTGGGCATCTTGTCCTTGCACCGACTTTTCAGTAGCTTGTATAGGCAAGAAATGGGTTAGTGGACACGAGTTTAAACCAAGAGATCCTAATCTTTTAGGCATAGAATTACTTAATAAAACCATAGAAATAATCCAATTTTACTTAGAAAAAAATCCAAACTTAATATGGTTTGTAGAAAATCCACGTGGTAAAATGAGAAAGTCACCAATGTGGAAAACGATTGAACATCAGAGACATACGGTAACATATTGTTCTTATGGAGACTCAAGAATGAAACCTACAGACATATGGACTAATGCATATAATTGGACACCAAAAACAATGTGTAAGAACTTTAAGTACAATAATAAAGGAGAGGTTATTAATAGACATTGTCATCACGATGCATCTCAACGTGGTAGTACTGTGAGAAAATTACGAGCTCAAGGTATTGATGCAGTAAAAAGAGGAACAGAGTCTTTAAAAAATAATCACGAGAGAAGTAAAATTCCTCAAGAATTATGTGAAGAAATAGTATCTGTTATGGAGCATGAGTTACAAGAAATCAGACAAGATGGATGGCTAAGTATAGCCAAAAGAATATTATAAATAAATTAAAATTAAATAAAATGGGATACAGAAGTAAAGTAATTGTAGGAGTAAAAAGTGGAGAGTTATCAGAAAAATTTGATAACATATTAAGGAAACATAAGTTTCCAATAGATAAACCAAATGGAGATTATCTAAAAATACATAGAAATCCGAATGACAAAACCCTTTATACATTTGATTATATTAAATGGTACGAGTCAGATAATTGGTGTACAGAGATTGTTGATTGGTTACGGAAAGTAAATAATGTAATAGGAATAACAGATTCAGATGTTTTCTGTATAGGACTTGGAGAAGATGGACAATTACATTCTGAAATAGGAGATCCTTATGAGTATGTAGAGCAAATTAGTGAAATTAACTTAATAGATTAAATAAATTAAAATTAAATAAAATGGAAAAAAAAGAAAATATGTATATTGACAATAGCAGATTTAAGGAATTTATAGATGAATTAGCTACTCAAATAACTGAAGAAAGATGTGGAGATGAAGCGTATGCAAGTAAAAATTTATTTCACGGTTATAAATTTACTGAAGAAGCTCAAAAGTATTATGATGAAAGATATGATGAATATGAAACGATGGTTAATAAAATAATGGGAGTGTATAAACACAGTGATATGATTACGCATATTTACCCTATTAAATAAAAATAAATAAAATGGAATTTAAAATAACAATAATATTATCTCACATAGAAGATCAATCTGTGGAAGATATGGAATTAAATGCACAAAACTATATTAAAGAGTTCATAGAAGATGATGAGCTCTATATAGAAAGCATAGAAAATATAACTATTAATAAAAAAAAGATTATGAAAGTAAAAAACCCAAGAAAAGAAATGATAGATTTTATAATGGAGTATGCTGGAGATGAAATAGAATCTATTAATGATGCTTTAAAAATAGCAAAGATGACAGATAAAGAATTGAAAGATGATATTGATAATATAATAGAATATTATAAAAGAGAGCATAAGAAAATAATAGAATATAATAAAAGAAAATAATTATGAAAGTAAAAAAAGTAACATATGATGACACACGAGATATTGCAATTAGATGTGTAAATGCGTTAGTAGAGATGAAGTCCGTTGATTATATGGGATACAAAAAGATTTCTTCTGATGAACATCATTTTGAAATACAGGATTTAATCCAGGATGAAATAAATAAAGTATTAGGATTAGATATAGATGATAATTTTGAAGTAAGTTTGATTAAATCAAACTAACATCAAACATCAAACTAAATAAATATTAACTTTGTTTTAAAAATAATTATGAAAAAATTTATAGTTTCTATTTCGTGCGATTCTAAAAGTGGATTATACGGTATAAGAGAAAAAGCTCGTAATCCTACAACAATAGTTGAAGTAGTAGATGCTCATAGTGAATACTCAATTTTACTTAAAAATCTTAACAAGTATAAAAAAGGTGAGAATATTTATTTCTGGAAAACTTATGCTAAACCTATTAAATTTTTACTCCAAAATTATAGCCCCAAAGATAATGTTGCACATAGATTAAAAAACATTCCATATACACATTTTTATTATATAGAAGACAACAAACTATATATTACTGATGGTTATGTACAGCAAGTTATTGTTGTTGTTCCATTTCACACAGATATTTATTCGGTAGCTGTTGATATAGACACTTTAGATCCTAAATTTTTATCTTATGAAATACATACTGCTTTAATTTCTAATGTAGAAAACATTACAAAGATGTATAATGATTATAATGGACTTACGAGCTCATATGAATATCTTCACAATTCTAATAATATTAGAATACCAAATGAAAAAATTGATTATAATAAATTTAATTACAACACAGGAATGGTAAGAGGAGACAGTCATAAGTTTCAAGAAAAAGAAAACTTTTTACATATTGATTTGGTTGTTAACTAATTATTATGTATTTTTAAAGTCTGAATTATTATTTTATTATAGGGTTAAGTCTATCAGAGGACTTATTAAATGAGGATCTATTTGTGATCAATGCCCAAGCAAGTTAAGTACAGTCACAGATTACCCGAAAAGTAATATTACGGCTGAGACACTTGCAAAACACGAGTTGATGTTAGGCTAAATCAACAATGTAATTAGAAACTGTATGGCGTGTTTCTTTCTCGTTTTTTTATTAACTAATTAAATTAAAAATGGATAAAGAATATTATAAAAAAGTAAGTAACTATAGATATAGGGTTTTAAACTATAATGACTGGAAACAGTATATTGAAGAAGAATATAAAAAAACAGCTATAAAAAATATAGATAAAAAAGCTAAAAAACAAAGAGCTCAAGTTAAAGGCAGTCCTTTAAATTTTTGTTTGTAATGAAAGAGATCAATCAATTAATCAGTGAGGAAAAGTTAAAACCTAATCCAAACAGAAGTTTGATTCAAAAGTTACAGCAACAATTAGACAGAATAATAAAAAATAAACAAGAGGGAGAGGACACAACGTCCAAAAAATAACTCAATTAGATTTGAAGTTAATTTTCTTTCTAACTCTCTCTTGTTTTTAACTTAAAATAGCTGGGAATAATCCCTAACCTTATTGGGTATGTAAGAGTATCCTTAATATTAAATGTTTAGCTATTTTAAACCATAAAGGGAGGACATAAACGGCATAAGCCAACGATAAGTTAATACTATTGTCCTCCTTTTATGTAAATTAAATTAAATTAAATGAACGAATTATCACAATACTTTGTAGAGCAGTGCAAATCAGCACGAGATCTTAAACTTTACAACATAAAAAACAGATTAAACTTAATAGAGTTTGATAGTTTTTTTAAAGAAACAAACAAACATATGGTGAATAATAGGCTTATGGAAATTACTCCTAATTATAGAAAAACTGATTTTTCTCGCCCTAAACCAATAAAAAATTGTCTAAATTACTTAAAACTAAAAAAATATTAAAATGAGCAAAAAAAATGATTTNAAAGATGTNGTTNATGTTCCTAATTATTATATAGGAGACACATACAGAGAGGGTTACTATCAAGCAAGGTATGTTGTAGAAGATTTTAATTGCACTTGGAACATTGGAAATGTTGTGACTTATTGTCTAAGGAGCTCTGAGAAACACGAGTCTCCAATAGAGTGTTTGCAAAAATCTATAAATCATCTTAAGTTTGAAATAGAGAGATTAGAAAAATTAAATAAAAAAAAATAAAATGAAGAAAGAAATATTTGATAAATATGCCTCATTAGTCGCTGATCAGTTTTTTATAAAACTGGAAGATATGTTTTCAAAATCACGTGTTCATCCACGTCCAGAGGCAAGACAAATGCTTTACTATTTAGCTTTTGAGCGCCCAATTAAAATAGGCAGTATTAGAAGATTTATGGAGGAAAACGGTCTTCCTGTTCAGCATAACACTGTTATGAAAGGTTATGAAAAAGCAAAAAAATCGGTAGAGCAAGACAAAGATTATAGAGAATTTATAAAAAAAATATCTAATGTATAATAAGGAAGATTTATTCTCTCAAGCTATGGAAGGTAACAATATAAAATTTGAAAAGATTAGTGGTATAAGTTTAATAAATACAGGTTTTAAAATTAGTAAGTACTTAAGCAAAATAGAAATTTTAAATTGTTCTAAAAGTGGTGATTATTACCAAGAACTTACCGAGCATGAATACAATATATTATATAAAAATGGATGGGAAAAAGGATGCAGACTACTGGCTTTAGATAATTGCAAACGTAAGGCAGAGCTCATTCAAGATAAAATGAAAAAAGAAGTAAACACAAGAAAAAATGATAAGTTTATTAAGAATTTAAAAAATAAAAGAGATCTTATTATGCAAAAATATTCTTATCATTCAAATAAACTAACTAAATTAAATTAAATAAAATGGAAAAGAAAAACATTTACAAAGCTCTTGCTAAATTTCAACAAGAAGTACCTGTTCTTTTAAAAGGAACAGATGGTTATGGATACAAGTACATACAACTTGAACACATAATTGCACAAATTAATCCTTTATTAAAAAAACATGATCTTGGATTTACTCAGTTAATTGATGGTAGTGGACTTACGACAGTTTTGTTTCATCATCCATCAGGAGAAGATATTTCTTCTTCTTGCATAATTCCTGAATGCGATATGAAAGGTATGAACAAGTTTCAATCAGCAGGAGCAGGGATTACTTATTTTAGAAGATATGCATTGTCTTCTATGTTAGGAATTATAAGTGACCAGGACACAGATGCAAAAGTATATACTACTGTAGCCCCTAAAATAAAAGTTAAACCTGAAGAGGCAACTAAAGTAACATTAGAAGTAGATTCTAAAGATTGGATTAACGTATTAAAGTATATTTCTAAATCTGAAATTAAAGCATTGGGATTGCCTGTTATTGTAGAGCAATTACAACAGAAATTTAAAATCACTGCTACAACAAAAAAGGAGCTTTCTAAGCATATATAATGGAGTTCTTTGATTTAGTAGAGGTTATTAATAAACTTAAAGATGACAGTCTGTATTATGGTGATTACGGAAAGCAATGGCTTTCTAATTCTGATATAGGCACATTGATTAATAATCCTAAACAATTTAGGAAGCCTCAAGAAGAAACCAAGGCAATGATTGAAGGCAGATACTTTCATACAGCTATGTTAGAGCCTCACAAATTAGATGACTTTATAGTTTTAGATTTAGCAAGTAGAAATACAAAAGCTTACAAAGAATATGTCATAAACAATGATAAGAAAATTTATTTATTAATAAAAGAAGTGCAGAATTTAAATACCATTGTAGAGGTAATGAAGTCAAACACAGTAATGATGTTAAACATATATAATAAGAAAAATTACTTTGAAGTTCCTATGATTAAAGAAATATGTGGGATAGAGTGGAAAGGTAAGGCTGATATTGTATGTGCTGATAGGCTGATAGATATTAAAACCACATCTGATATATCAAAATTTAAGTTTTCAGCTCGTAAATACAATTATGATAGTCAAGCATACGTGTATCAACAATTGTTCGGTAAACCTCTTGTATTCTACGTTATAGACAAGTTAACACACGATTTAGGAATATATGAGCCATCACAAGACTTTTTAGAACGTGGTAGAGAAAAAGTAGAAAAAGCAGTTGAGATATACAATAAGTTTTATGGACCAAGTGCAGATCCTGCAAATATTAAACAATACATTCATTATGAAACATTATAAAAAAATATACTTTGTCTTTAAGGCATTGTATGTAAAATTAAAAGATTATCTTTCAATCCTTCGTAAAAAAAGGAAAAAAAGAGAAAGATTTATAGTAGAAGTTCCAACTACTATGGAAAGTGAAAGCGATAAAAATAAACTTATGGCTGACATTTTAGACATTTTGGAACATCAAATTAAATTACATTAAAATGGAAGATAAAAAAATTTTTGTTGGATCAGGTATATCAAAGTTTGAAGGAAACCTTGTGTCTTGTAGTATATGTCTTTCTGATTTACCGTCAGAGCATATATTTGAATACAATTCTAAGAAATACATTAAACTGAATGTCCAAAAGAAAAAAGAACAAGATCAGTATGGTAAAACACATTCTGTATCTATTGACACTTGGAAACCTGAAGCTAAAAAAGAGCCTGTACCAGCTGTTGATTCCAGCAATGACTTACCTTTTTAAAGGTATTTAAAATATAGAGGGAAGGGATAGTTTCTTTTCCCTCTATTTTTATTATGTACTTAGGTATATAAAAAAAAAGAATATAATATAATAATAATCAATTAGTTATAAAAAATATAACTTGGAATAAGAATGGAATGCAAATGGAAATAACGATATTTAAAGACATAAAAAATACTGATCAACCTTTTTATAGAGAAGTAGAAGTAACATTAGAAAGGATAGAGAAGGGAAATTCAGCTGAGATAGTAAAAAGAATAAGAGCTGAAAAAGACAAAGAAAGAAGAAATGAAATAAAAAAACTTTTACCAGCTATATGTTTTAGTGGTAAGTTTATTAAAAGAAATGATAAATCATTAGTAGAACACAGTGGACTTATTTGTTTAGATTTTGATGGGTATAAAACAAACAAAGAGCTCTTACAAGAAAAAGAAATATTATCTAAAAATAAATTTGTATTTAGTGTTTTTGTATCTCCAAGTGGTAAGGGATTAAAGGCATTAATAAAGATTCCTGCAATAGTAGAAAACCATAAAAAATATTTTAATTCATTACAGAAATATTTAGATTCTCCATATTTTGATGCTACATCTAAAAATGTTTCACGTGTGTGTTATGAAAGTTACGATCCTTTAATTTACGTAAATCCTACATCAAGTGTATGGGATAAGATAGAAGAAACAGAATTTGTAGAAGTTATTAAAAACACAGATACACCAACTATTCCCATTACAGATGAAAATAAAATAGTAGATATTCTACTTAAATGGTGGGAAAAAAAATATGGTTTAAAAAATGGTGAAAGAAATAACAATGTATTTATATTGGCTTCAGCTTTTAATGATTTTGGAGTTACACAAAACTTAGCAGAATTTATTATGGGTAATTTTGATTCTAAAGATTTTAATCTTAATGAAATCAAAAGAACTATACAGTCTGCATATGCTAACACACAAAATTTTGGCTCTAAATATTATGAAGATGAAGACAGAATTAGTTTAGTAAAACAACAGTTAAGAAGAGGTGTATCAAAAAAAGAAATACGATGTCAGTTACAAGACGAAAACATTGATATTGTAGATATAGAAAACGTTATGGTTCGTCTTGAAGAAGAGCAGTCAGTTCAACAATTTTGGACTAAAAGTGATAAGGGAGTTGTAAAAATGACACACATACTTTTTAAAAATTTTTTAGAAGACAGTGGATTTTATAAGTTTAATCCTGAAGGAAGTAAAAATTATGTTTTTGTAAGGGTAACAAATAATCTTATTGATCATACATCTGAAAAAGAAATAAAAGATTTTGTATTAAGTTATTTATTAACTGTTGATGATTTATCAGTATACAATTATTTTGCTGAAATGACAAAATATTTTAGAGAAGAGTTTCTTACTTTATTATCAAGTATAAATGTATTTTTTATTGAGGATACTAAATCTACTGCTTACTTATATTATATGAATTGTGCAGTTAAAATTACTGTAAATGACATTACATTAATTGATTACATAGATTTAGGTGGTTATGTATGGAGAGACCACGTAATAGACAGGAGTTTTACAATGTGTAAAGTAGGTAAATGTGATTATAAAACATTTATATCAAATATTTGTGCTGAAAATGAAAGTCGTATAGCTTCAATGGAATCAACCATAGGGTATTTACTACATGGTTGGAAAAATTTATCTTATTGTCCTGCTGTAATATTAAATGATGAAGTTATATCTGATAATCCAGAGGGAGGAACAGGTAAGGGTTTGTTTATGAATGGATTGACTCATATGAAAAAATTAGTAACTATTGATGGTAAATCGTTTACATTTGAAAGGTCATTTGCTTATCAATTAGTATCTGCTGATACACAAATTTTATGTTTTGATGATGTAAAAAAATCTTTTGATTTTGAAAGATTGTTTAGTATTATTACAGAGGGAATTACCCTGGAGCGTAAAAATAAAGACGCAATTAAAATTCCATTTGCTAAATCTCCTAAAGTTGCGCTTACAACGAATTATGCTATTAAAGGTAAGGGGTCAAGCTTTGAAAGAAGAAAATGGGAATTAGAGCTTGCACAACACTACACTAAAGAATTTACCCCACTTGTAGAGTTTGGTAAACTAATGTTTGGTGAATGGGATGACAATGAATGGTGTCAGTTTGATAATTATATGATACAAAATTTACAGATATATTTAAACAAAGGTTTGCTAAAAAGTCAATTTGTTAATCTTAAAATTAGAAAGTTATCTGCTGAAACTTGTCACGAGTTTATTGAATGGTGTGGACTTATTGGAAGTGGAGTACCAAATGATTTATTAAAAGCTAATACAAGAATATTTAAACAGGATTTATATGAAGATTTTATTAATGAGCATCCTGATTTTGCTCCTAAATCTAAATTTACTATATCACGTATTAAATTTTGGTCCTGGATTAGATCTTATTCTATATTTAAATATGATATAGAATTTGTAGAGGGTAGAAATATGAACGGTAGATATATTGAATTTAAAACAAAAGAAGAATAAAAATAGATGAAAATATTAATAGCTTGTGAAGAGTCACAAACAATAACTAATTTGTACAGAAAATTAGGACATGAAGCATATTCATGTGATATATTAGATTGCAGTGGAGGTAATCCTCAATATCATTACAAAGGAGATGCCCTTGCCTACGCATACAGTGGTGAATTTGACATGATGATTGCTCACCCACCTTGTACTTATTTAGCTGTAAGTGGTGCAAGATGGATGTACAACAAAGACGGAAGTGTTAATCAAGAAAGATTGTCTAATCAAAATAAAGCATTAGAATTTGTAAAAAAATTAATGGATGCTCCTATTGATAAAATAGCTGTAGAAAATCCTATAAGCGTTATAAGTTCTAAAATTAGAAAGCCTGATCAGATAGTCCATCCCTATTGGTTTGGTGATGAAGCATCTAAATCTACGTGTTTATGGTTAAAAAACTTACCATTACTTACTGCTACAAATATGGTGGGCAAAGGAGAAAAAGTTTATTACAAAAGTGGAAAGTCGCATCCTAAATGGTATGCCGAAGCTCTTTCAAAATCTAAAACACCAGATGAAAGAAGGAAATTAAGAAGTAAAACTTTTGAAGGAATGGCTAAAGCAATCACAGAACAATGGAATTAAAATTTAGAGATTATCAAGCAGAGATAATTAAAAAAGCTACTGATATATTTTTATATGGATATAGTAATTTTGTGTATTTAGCTATGGAGGTTAGAACAGGTAAAACACTAACTGCTTTAGGAATTTGTTCTAAGTTAAATGCAAAAAATGTTTTATTTATAACTAAGAAAAAAGCTATTACAAGTATAGAACATGACTTTTATTTGTTAAAATCCCCTTATTATTTAGAAGTTATTAATTATGAATCATTACATAAGATTCATCAAACAGGTTGGGATGTAGTTATTTGTGATGAATCGCATTCGTTAGGAGCTTTTCCACGTCCTAATAAAAGAGCAAAACAAGTTAAAGAAATATTTAGAAGGTCAACGCCATATGTTTTGTTTTTATCAGGAACACCAACACCAGAGTCATACTGTCAAATGTATCATCAAGTTTACGGGGTAGATAATAATCCTTTTTCTAAATACAAAAATTTTTATGCTTTTGCTAAAACACACGTAAACGTCACTCAGAGGAAGATTAACAGTATGATGATTAATGACTACACAAAAGGATTAAAGTCCATTATGGAGGCTGTAGACCCCTTTAAAATAAGCTATACACAAAAGAAAGCAGGCTTTAAAACACAGACAGAAGAAAAAGTTCTATATGTAGAATTAAATACAGGTACTATAAAATTAATAAATAGATTAAAAAAAGACAGAGTATTGGAAGGAGATGGGGAAATACTATTAGCAGATACAGGAGTTAAACTAATGTCTAAAATACATCAATTATGTTCTGGTACTGTTAAGTTTGAAAGTGGTAACGCAATGACTGTAGATTTTAATAAAGTAAATTTTATTAAAAAATATTTTGACAATAAAAAAATTGCTATTTTTTATAAGTTTACTCAAGAGTATAAAGCTTTAAAAGAAGTTTATGGTGACAATATAACAAATGATTTAGAAGAATTTAAAACTACAGATAAATGTATAGCTTTGCAAATCGTAGCAGGAAGAGAAGGAATAAGTTTAAAAGAAGCTGAAGCACTTGTTTATTACAATATAGATTTTAGTGCAACATCTTATTTTCAAAGTCGTGATCGTATGACAACTAAAGACAGAGCTTATAATAAAATATATTGGATTTTTAGTCATAACGGAATAGAAAATGATATTTATAAAGCTGTAGTTAAAAAGAAAGATTATACCCTATCACATTTTAAAAGAGATTCATTAGATTTGTAAAATGACAGAGAATCAAATCCAATTGAAAAGAATAAACCAATTGGAAGATGAAGGCTATTATGTTATTAAATTAACAGTAACAAATAGAAATGGGATACCTGATTTAATAGCTATACCTAAAAATTCAGATGTATTATTTTCTGAAATAAAAAAGCCTGATGGTAAAGTATCTGTGCTACAGAAGTTTAGACTAAAACAATTAAAAGAACATGGAATTAAAACTGAAATCTACAGAGGAGACTAAATGGAGTGTGGAAGATGAATTTATAGAAAATTTGCAAGAAGAATTTAAAATTGTAAAAGCCATTAAAATAGCTTCTTTTATACAAAATAATTTACAAGAAGTTCCAATAAATTTATTGACTTCTCAAATTTTAGGAGGTTGTATTGTTGATATTGATAAAAATAATATAACTTTTGCATTAGAAATTATTAGGCTAAATAAAGGTCCTTCCATCTTATCAAACATTTGTTTAATCTCTATGGATGAATATCTTGATTTAAGATTATTAAATTGTTATATAAAAAATCCTAATGAATTAGGATAAGATGTATTTTTTTTTATATTTGATAAAACCAAGTATAAATGTCAAGAATTGCACCAGAAGACCAATCATCTATTAATCATATTAAGTATATTACTAATAATATACATGATTTTAGTGACGAGCTTTATGAAGATTTAATGGATAGGGAGCATGAAAGTGCAAAGAAAAAAGCTCAGGATTTAATCAAAATTCTTGCTGACTTAATACAATCATTAAGTGAGGAAATTTAATATAATAAAATTATGAATAAAGAAAGAGCAAAAGAATTACATGAGTTTTGTAACACAATAGCAGACAGATTTTCTAATAAAGCCAGGCAAGGTAATGTTAACAATGAAACATTTCATGTTGATGAAGTCATACCTACATCAGATGATTCAGCAGTTGTTAATTTTAAAAAAAACACAGGTAAATTAGCTGTAGCTTTTTGTTATTATATTAACAGAGGAAGGTCTAAAGGGTGGAAATATTTTTTTCCTACTGACGCTCATGTTGTAGGAATGCAAGCTTTTTCTTACTATAAGTTAGAAGCTGAGAGAAAAAATTACAAGAAAAATTTTGAGAAAGAGGCTGTTGAACAGTACAATAGGAATAGAGATTACCCTGATCAAATAAAATCATTAGAAGAAATAAATTAATTATATATAATTTGCTTAAGTTTTGTTTGCAAATTTACAATTTCTTGACACTTTTCATACTCTTCAGTATAAATAAAATAAGATAAAAGCTCTTCATAAATAGGATTATTATGTCTTAATGGTTGGTCTTCAGGATTATGTAAAAACCACAGATCAGCGTCTGAATCTAAAAATTCTTCAATAGTTTTTTTACCTGTTATTAAAAGATAGGTATTGTTAAAACATATGTCTTCGTCAAAATTAGTATGTTCCATATAATTGATAATATAATTCAGGATTTTCTACTCTCATTACAGATTTACTTTTTAATTTAGTACTGCTTTTTTTATTTCTTTGTAGTTGCTCGTATAATTCAGGATTAGTTTCTTTAATGAATTTTAAATCTTCTTTTGAATATGACTTACCTAAAGCTGGTTGATATGAAGGACTAATTCCTAACACACTATACACAGCTTTATCTTGGTCCTTACCTGTTGCTCCAAAAATATTATACAAGCCAATAAAAGGATCTAATTGAGCTCCTAAACCTATTTCTACAAGAGGTTGTATTCCTTTAGAAAAACTTTTATCTTTTGTAGCCTTAAATATTTTTCTACTTATAGCTTTATAAGGATTAACAACGTCATCACTAAAACCTTTTCTACCTTTTATTTTATTAATTCCTTCTTCTGCAGCTGATCCAAAAAGAGGTATTTGATATAATAAGTTTAATCCGTACATTGCATCTTTTACTCTGTTCATTGCTACTTCTTTATCTTCATCATCACCTTTTATTAATAAAGCTATATTTGCAGCTAAAGCAAACATTACATTTGCTCCTGCAAAATTTAAAGCTAAAGCTCTAATATCTTTGCTTTTTACATCTCTAACTTTTCCTTTTTCAGCAATAGACTTCATGATATTAGATTGTGCTTGTAATACCTTATTTATTTGTAAAAACAAAGTACTTCCAAACATTGTAAATGGACGAACAAATGCGCTTTGACTTTGTTGAAGTGGAATTTTATCAGTGTCTCTTCTTGATTGTTGAGTAGCATTATAATTATTAAAAGTTTCTGCTGCTTTTGCTTTAGACATACCTTTAGATAAATTTCTTTCATAATTTACCATATATCCCATTACTCCCATAACATCTCCCATAACAGTTGGAGAGGCTGCAGCTTTTTTAAAGAAAGTAACTGCACGATTTATTCTTCCTTCAGCATCAGATCCTGTAAGTCTTTTTTCTATAGGCTTCATAATTCTACTTCCTGATTCTAACCTATAAATATCTCCTTCTAAACCTTTACGCAAACGATCAGTAAAATCAGGTGATATTGTTTTAGCTAATCTTATGTAATAAGGAAGCTTAGCAATTACTTTAGCCATTCCTATCATAAACTCACCAATATTACCATCATATTCTTCAAAAGCATTTACAAATGATGTAGATTGTTTAAGCAACTGAACTGCCTTAAAAGATAAAGCAAAACCTGTAAATTTAGTCATTATTTTATCTATAACTGTTCTATTTACCATTCCTGCTTGAGGGTTTAAAGCTAAATTAATAGAGTTATATATAGTTTTTTTAACCCCTAATTCAGTTAATAAGGTATTAACAGCAGGAACTTTAAAAATAGCTTCTAAATTTTTAACACCTGGAGCATAAGCTTTATACCGTTCCATTTGTGAAATATGATTTTCTAATGTGTCAGTAAAAGTCTCCTTAGTATCTATTTTACCTGTCAAGTCAGTCCTATTTTTAGTAGCCGAATTGTTTTCTTGATTAAATACTTGGCTAAAATTACCTCCTTGTAGCTCTTGTTGATTAGCAGCAGAAATACTTTTAGTAGGAAAATAATTTTCCACAGGATTTAAATTAACATAATTATTTTGTAGATAAACATCATTAATGCTTTCAAAATAATCTGTGCTTAAATACTCTACAATTTTATCTGCAAACTCTATTGCATCTGTTCCGATAAACTCTTCTATTTGTAGTAATTGTTTTGGACCAAATCCATTAGCTTCTAATTTAATTCTTTGATCAGCGTTTTTAGATAAAGCATAAATTCTTATTAATTGACCAATATTATATTGGGCTTTAGTTTTATCATTTAACATTAATTCTTTAATCCCAAAAGGTATTTTAGATTTCCAATCTTTAAAGTTTTCTATACCAGGGATAGTAGCAGCAATATTATTTAAAATTTCTTGTTGATTGTAATAGCCACTTAAAGCTTTAGTGTGCATTCTATTCATTGCTTGATAAACGTTTTCATAAAAGAATGTATTCTTTTTAGCAACATTATCTAATAAGTTCATTAGTGTTCCTAAATGAGACATTTGATTTCTAAAAAAATTTGCAATACCTATTCCAGATGTAAATTTATATTGATTCCACCAATTTGTTAATTTGTTTTTAAGAGTACCAGAAAACATTTGATTTCTTATCTGATCTATTTTTTCGCTATCAAGAACTTCTCCTGTTACTTTATCAAATAACTCAGGATGGTTTTCTCTAATTTCTGAAGTTGCTTGATTATAAATATCATTGTTGATTTCAGCTCTTTCTAAACGTGATGCATTTAACATAGCAATAGAGGCTTTTTTCTCTTGTTTTAATAAATTATATAAATCTTTTACAGCTTCTAATTCTAAGTTTTGTATATTAGAATAGGTGTCAAAAGCTAATACTCTATTAATTAATCTAACTTCTGCTACAGTTAATCTTTCATTACGTTTTTCTTTTTCTAAAGCTATATTGGTTGCTTCTTCGTTAGCTTTAATTTGATTAGATAATTTAGATAAGGCCACTGTTCTTTTGCTTGCCGTCTCTCCTTTTCCAATTGTATTTGGAAGTGTTACAGCTCTGATGACATCAATAACATCTTTAAAAAACTCTTTACCTTGGGCTTCTACACTTGTTGCTTTAGGTCTGCTTCCTGTTTCTTTTAAAGCTTTATTAAGAATTTTTTTCATGTCAAAAATAATATTATTTTTAACTTGATCTCTTTTGCGATTTACTGTTTTTAATACTTTCTCTCCTACAGATAAAATAGAATCAGCATTAGAATTAGCTACCAAAGTAAGTAAGTTTTTAACTTCTGATTTAGAATAAGTAGCTTCAGCAGGTAAATATTTATCTATTAATTGCTTAAGTTGTAATTGTACTTTTCTTAAATCTATTTCTCCTTGTTTTCTTAAATATAAATCACGTTTTAATCTTGCAATTCTTTTTTTAATTACTTGACTTTTTATATTATTAAGAAAACCTGCATAACTTATTTCTACCTGAGCTTTAACTGTTTTATATTGTGCTTTAAATATATCATTATTTCTTAGTATCTTTAAAGATTCTTTGGCTACTTGAATAGAAGTGGCGTTAGGATTTTTTCTCATCCATTTCTTTATTTCATAAGTAATTTCATTAAATAAAGTTTGTCCTTTGTTATCTTCTACACGAGTAAATTCAAAAGGCATACCAGTGAATTCACCTGTTTTTTGTTCTAATGCAGCTCGTGCAGCATCTACAGTTAATTTTCTGTTGTTACGTAAGTATTCATATATAGCAGCATCACTATAATCTCTACCACGAGCTTTTGCTACTACATCATTAACAGTATCTGATTTGTCAAACAAAACAAATACAGAAGTTTTTACTTCACTCATATTAACTTCACCAGTCATAGTAGGAACTTGACCTGGGCTATATGTAGAAGTATTTTCTTTACCAAAATTTGGTACTAATACTTCTGAACCAGCTTCTCTGTCTTGAGGTAAATGTAATATAGGAGGCTTACCGTCTTCAGTTACAATGGTAGTATCATAACTTGGATGAGAACTTTTTTTAGTTTTTACTTTTTGATTAACTTCTATAACTCCATATATATCTCCTGTTTTCAATCCTTTAGTGATATTTTCTGCCATTGCTAAAGCTAATAAGTCAGAAAGACCTTGCTGTAAAGCTTTCCCTGTTTTTGCTTGTACTGTTGATCCTACACCAACTTTTCTTTTAGTATCTCCACCTAAAAACTCAGCTGCCCTCAATTGTTGTTCTGAAGTTAACTTAGCTGCTGCTAAAGAATCAGCAATACCTTTTACTATATTACCTCTTGTTTCAAATGTTCCTGATTTTTCATCGCTAAATAACTTTACAATATCTTTCTTTATATCTTTTGCACTTTTTCTTAATTTAAAAGGCTTAAACTTTGGAGCAGGTTTCTTGTCTTTTTTAGCTTTTGTTGTTAGTCTTGCTTGTTCTCTTGTTACCGCCCTACTTACGGCAGCTCTGAATTCAGACGCTGAAAATATATTATTATCTAACATTAAATCTAAAATTTTCATAGCACCTTGAACACCCGAAGCACTACTCATTAATTTTTGATCTGAACCTTTAGCCAACATCAAAAAAGCTTTACCTTGTTTGTCTATTTGTTTGTTTAAAGCTTTTACTATTTGTTCTGCAGCTGCTTCAGTTGAAGCCCACACATCTCCAAATTTAGTTACAAAAAATATTCCTCCTGATCCTTCAAATATTTGTTCTCCTTTATATTTTATTTCACCTGCAAGCATATCATCAGGAGAATGAACAGAAACCTCTACATTATTACCCATGCCTTCAAATATTTCTTTGACAGTTTTAGGTTGTTTAATTCTACCATCTTTCATATACTCAGCTATCTTTTCATCTTCTGTATATGTGATTTCAAAATCACCATAAATCATTGTTTTTAAAGCAGCTGAAGGATTTTTAACATTTTTACCTCCTGCAAATAAATCAAGTTGTTTTACATCTGACTTAGTAATTGTTTCTCCTGTCTGTACTTTACCTGCAATTACGTTTATCAAGTCAATCATATCTTTATCAGTTGCAATAATATCTTCTGCAGTTAACCCTAACAAATTACTTAACTTACTTAAAAATTTTTGTACAATAGTTTTTTCAGGAGCTTTTAAAGTAGCCATATTGTTAGCTAAAAAACTAAATACCTCTGCCATGTATTCTTCGTTAGCAAAAGCTAATCTTGCTTTATTTCCTTTGTTATCTTCTTTATATAAATCAAGGTAATTATCAATTTGTTTTTTTACTTCAGGACTTAAATCTGCTTTAGCAAGAGCCTTCATCATTCTGTCAGTAAGTGCAGCAATTTTAGATTCTGATCCCAATTTATTTAATAATATAGCATGAAATACTTCATGTTGTAATACACGTACATTTGCAAGGTCTGCATTTATATGTATAATATTTGTGTTTGGATCAAAAAGTCCTCGTGATCTTTTTTTGTTGTTACCTGTAGCGTTTTGATAGTCTGCTTCCGTTTCATGAATAACAACCATTACTTCAGGTGCTAATCGTTTTAAAGCAGCTAAAGCTCTTTTTGTTGGTTTTATAAATTTCTCTGAACGTTTACGTGATCCTGAATCAGATTCATTTACATAAGCATTAGGAGCTATAGCTTTTAATTCTTTTACTTTCGCTTTCTTTTGCGTGTCTGTTTTTTGCTTTTCAACTTTTGTATCGGACTCACTTTTTCTGGAAGGGATTTCAGATTTGGCGTTTCCTTGATCCACTTCTGGAGTAGTTGTGGTTTGTTCTTGGCCAGGTATCGTAGTTGTGCTTTGCTCTGTATTGGCATTTTCGTTTGTTTTAATTTCAACTCCTGTTATTTCAGAAGTAATTTTATTCATCTTCTGTATTAATGTGTTTTTTACATCGTTTAAAGTAACAGGTGAATTAACATCATATGTTAAGTTAACTCCATACACACCTGCTCTTCCTGCAGAATCTCTATGATTAGGATTTACTAATGAAAAAACTTTACTTCCATCATTTAAAGTATACTCATCAAATACTAAGTCAACATCCTCTTCTATTCTGACACCATCTTTTACTTTACTTTTTTTAGTAACAGGTCCTCTTCTATCTGTATTAGATTTTGAATCACCAACTATTGTTTGATATCCTCCTGAAAATTGACCAGAAACACTGACTTTTCCTTTTTTTACTTCAGGATTATTAGATTCAATATTTTCAATGTCTGAAATGTTTTTTACTTTATTTTCTCCTTCACGAATATTTTTACTAAATATATTACCAGCGGGAGTAATTTTTTCTTGTTTAAGTTTTTGTTTTCTTCTTGCTACTGCTTTTGGATTTGCAATATTCTCAAATCCTTCTATTGTTTCGGTGTTAGTAATGGTAGCCCCTTCTTCAGCTACATTTAATTCAATAATTTTTTCGTTAGTTATATCATTATCTTTAGCAAAAGTTTCTGTCTGATAAGTAGTTCCTTCAGCATCTTTATATTTTACAGTCCTACTACCATCTTTAGCTGTTGTAACTTGTACTGTCACCTTATTACCATCATCATCAACGGTTTCGTAAGTTTCTCTTTTTACTGAGTCTGAGTCTTGAGTAGCTAATTCATTTTCAGAAGTAGTCTCTACTTCTGTTTCTACTTCTATTTCTTCAGCTAAAGATTTTGCTTCTTTTTTTGTCTCAGGTGTAGTCTCAACAGTTTCTTTTGTTTCTTCAATTGCCTGCATTTCTGCAATAATTTTTTTTCTTCTTTCCTTAGCAGCCTGTGATTTATTTCCCTCTAATTTATTTAATTCTTCTTGTAAAGGAACTAATTTGTCTAAAGTTTTTTGAGGAACATCAGGTTTAGCATCTAAAATTTCTTTTTGAGCGTTTGCTTTTTGTTTTATTTTATTTCTTCTTTCTTCAGCAACTTTTTTTAATTCAGGATTGTTGGTTATAGTAATTTCTGTTGCTGCAAAATCTTTATCAGAAGAATTGTATACCATATCTTGCATAACATCAGGGTCTACTCTTGTTAAATCTTTTTGAGACTCATCAAACTTACTTTTATTAATATAATATTTTGGAGATTTGTATGCTGATATTGCAAGTGTACCTGGAAGTGTAGCTGTACCTGCCGCACCTTCAAATAATATTTCTGCTGCATCCATTTCTTGACCTGCTGCAAGTCTACCTCCTATTTCTCCAAGAGACCCTCCTACAGCCTCAATGGCCCCTACTTTAACTCCTGCTTTTAGACTTTTTTTTACGCCATATGCTGCTTTCTTACCTAAAGTTCTTGCCCCTACTTTAATACCTACTTTAGAAGCAATACCATCAATAGCTCCAATAACAGCTCCTCTTGCTGCCGCCCTATTTCTTATACTACTCATTGCATCATCACTCTCTAAAACATCTCTTACACCTGCCTCATCAAATTTCAACCCTCTATCTAAAACTTCTTTTTGTAAAAGTTCTGCAAAAGTCAATCCTGTTTCTAATGTCACACCTGCACCTGCAAAAGCTCCTAAAGCTGTTCCAAGAACAGGAACTGCAGAACCTCCTAAACCTCCTACTGCCGCACCTGCTAAAACAGTAGGGTTTAACATAGCGCTAACTGAAGAAACAAATAGTTGTCCTATGGTACTTGGGTTAGCAATAACTCCTTTTACCCATCCCCATGCACCACCACCATTTTCTGCGTAAATGCGATTAAAATCTTTCATCTCATCAGACACCCCTGCATTTTGCATTCTGCTTTGAGCTGCTAAAAAATCTTGAATATCATCTGAAGTAATATCCATTCCCGTCCTGGATTTACCCATAAGTTCTAAAGCTTCATCTACTGTACCTCCTTGCGCTTGCCCTTGAACTCCTGCACGCCACATATCTCCAAAGAAATCTGTAAATTCATTTTTACCAAAAGTACGCTCTAAAGCTGTGCTTTTTTCTCCTACCGATAAATTTTCCATCTGAGAGTCAGACCCTATAGGACTATAAGGTTTTACTTCTGCTTGATTAAAATCAAGATTTTGTTCGTTTAAATAAGCCGAAGAAATAGGCTGAACTCCCTCCTCTTCTTGTAAAACTTCCTCCGTAATTTCCATGTCCCCAGAACCATCTGAATCCACTGGAACGGGTTGAGGCTGATCTTTTTTTTTTACACCTTTATCAATACCAAATAAAACACTAAAATCTTGTTCCGAACCATTATACCCTGTTTCTTTAAAATATTTATAAGTATCTTTTACAGCATTAGGATTTGTCGCCATTAATTGCACGTAATCTTCTAAAGAACCCTTGTAACCTGTCTCTTTAAAATATTTATATCCGTCTTGTATAGCTTGTTCGTTCATTATTTTTTATTAATTGTAATTTGATCCTGTTCCTTCATTAGGTGCTGTGTACCCTGGCATATCTTCACCATAAATTTCATTATACTTATCATTATTATATTTATTTATAGCTGGATTTATAACATCTGATTGCACAAGTTCCCAAATATTTGCATTTGACCTTCCTCTTATATTAGGTATTACTAAACGTTCTCCTCCAAGCTCCACAACCATAAATTCATCTTCTCTCCTACCGTTACTTCCTGCACCTTCATATTGTCTTTTAGCTTCTTCCATTGTTTTAAA